CGTCGGATGACCAGTTCATTGGGTCGCGGATTGTGGACGAGGCTATGGACCGCCCGCGCTGGAAGGACCAGACGGCGCCCATCGTAGTCGGCGTGGACCCGGCGCGGTTCGGATCGGACAGCACGGTCATCGCCGTCCGGCAGGGGCGCGACATCGTGGCTATCAAAAAGTATAAGGGCGACGACACGATGGAAGTCGTGGGGCGCGTCATTGAGGCAATCGAAGAGTACAAGCCCGCGCTGGTGGTCGTGGACGAGGGCGGGCTGGGGGCGGGCGTCGTGGACCGGCTCAAGGAGCAGCGCTACAAAATCAGGGGCGTGAACTTTGGGACGAAGAGCAAGAACCCGCTCATGTGGGGGAACAAGCGTGCGGAGATGTGGGGTGAGATGCGCGAGTGGCTGAAGAGCGCGGCCATCCCAAAGGATAGGTTTCTGAAGAACGACCTGACGGGGCCCATGATGAAGCCCGACAGTAAGGGGACGATCTTCTTGGAAAGTAAGAAGGACATGAAGTCGCGGGGGCTGGCTTCGCCAGACGCAGCGGACGCCATCGCGGTGACGTTTGCGTTTCCGGTGGCGCACCGCGAGACAATTGACCGCAACCCTAGAAAGGGATACTCTGCGGCAGGAATAGCAACTTCTTGGATGGGAGCATAGGCCATGGCTAACTCAAAATCAATTGGCGTCGCGTTTGAAGACCAGAACATTAGCGGGGCGAATATCGTTTTGGTTGACCAGCAGCTTGGCTACACCGCCGCAGGACAGGGCACGGTCACGCAGGCGACCAGCAAGTCAACGGCTGTGACGCTGAACAAGCCCGCTGGCCAGATCACCATGAACGGTGCGGCGCTGGCTACCGCGACCAACGTGACGTTCACGCTGAACAACAGCCTTATCAGCGTCAACGACATCCTTATCTTGAACGTGGCGGCTGGCGCGACAGCAGGCGCGTACAACTGCTGGGTGTCGAGCCTAGCGGTTGGTTCGGCATCCATCACGGTGCGGAACATTTCGGGCGGGTCGCTGTCTGAAGCGATTGTCATTAATTTTTCGCTGATCCACTGCGCGTAATAGACGATGCCTCTCGTCAAGTCTTCGAGCAAAGACGCCTTCCGCAAAAACATTAAAGCGGAAGTTGCTGCGGGTAAGCCCGTCAAACAGGCTGTTGCCATCGCGTACGCAACCAAGCGCGCGGCAGCAGCCAAGGGCGGCATGTCTAAGAAAGGCAAGTGATGGCGAAAAAGGGCGTCTCATTGGCTGTTGGGCGCGGCGAGAAATTGCCGACCAAACAAGGTGCAGGGCTGACCGCTAAAGGTCGAGCCAAGTACAACCGTGAAACAGGTTCTAACCTGAAGGCGCCCGCGCCTAACCCTAAGACAAAAGCTGATGAAGGACGCAAAAAATCTTTTTGCGCTCGCATGGGCGGTGTGGTAGCTAAAGCTAAGAACGCCGAACGCGCTAAAGCCAGTATGAAACGGTGGAATTGCTCATGAAAAAGCCGGGTCTATACGCTAACATTCACGCTAAACGAGAGCGCATTGAAGCCGGTTCCGGCGAAAAAATGCGTAAAGTTGGGGCTAAAGGCGCACCGACGGCTAAGGCGTTTAAGCAATCGGCCAAAACCGCTAAGAAAGGCAAGTAATGGCTGCGAGCGATGTAGAAGCCGCTGGTAAGGTTTCCGAAGCCGACGACCATGACCGCCTTGCAACCATGCGGTCGCGGTTTACGATGGCGTTGTCTGCGTATTCGGATAGCCGCGAAGACGAACTAGACGACTTGCGTTTTATGGCGGGCTCGCCCGACAACCAATGGCAGTGGCCCGCTGACGTGCTGGCGACCCGTGGTTCGGTGCAGGGTCAGACGATCAATGCGCGGCCATGCCTGACCATCAACAAGCTGCCCCAGCACGTCCGTCAGGTGACGAACGAACAACGTCAGAACCGCCCGACAGGCAAGGTCATCCCTGCCGACGACAAGGCCGACATTGCGGTTGCGGAAGTGTTTGATGGCATGGTGCGCCACATCGAGTACATCTCAGATGCTGACGTGGCCTACGACACGGCTTGCGACAACCAGGTTACTTACGGTGAGGGGTACATCCGCATCCTGACGGAGTACACCCGCGAAGACAGCTTCGACCAAGACCTGAAAATTGGGCGCATTCGTAATTCGTTTTCGGTCTACATGGACCCTACCATTCAAGACCCTTGCGGGTCAGACGCTGAATGGTGCTTCATTACTGAAGACATCACCAAGAAAGAGTATGAGCGCCTGTTCCCTGATGCAGCACCAATAAGCTCGCTGATGACGCAAGGCGTGGGCGATCAGTCTACAAGCCAGTGGCTCTCAGAAGATACGATCCGCATTGCGGAGTATTTCTACTATGAGCATAAGCGCGAGACGCTGAACCTGTACCCTGGCAATCTGACGGCGTTCAATAATTCGCCGTTGGACAAGCAGATGAAGTTTACCTTTGGTAAGCCGCTGCGGTCGCGCGAAGTAAACCGTAAAAAAGTTAAGTGGCTCAAGACTAACGGTTTTGAGGTGCTGGAAGAACGCGATTGGGCGGGCAAGTATATACCCGTCGTGCGCGTGGTCGGCAACGAATTTGAGGTTGACGGTCAGCTTTATGTGTCGGGCCTTGTGCGTAACGCCAAGGACGCCCAGCGCATGTACAATTACTGGGTTAGCCAAGAAGCCGAAATGCTGGCTCTGGCTCCCAAGGCGCCCTTCATTGGCTATGGCGGTCAGTTCGAAGGCTATGAAATGCAATGGAAGACGGCCAACACGACGAACTGGCCGTATTTAGAGGTTAACCCCGATGTCACCGATGGCGCTGGTGCTGTGCTTCCTCTCCCGCAACGCGCCCCGCCTCCGCTTCCGCAAACGGGACTTATTCAGGCCAAGATGGGAGCGGCTGACGACATCAAATCAACAACGGGTCAGTACGACAGTAGCCTTGGCGCGGCCAGCAACGAACGGTCAGGCCGCGCCATTTTGGCTCGTGAAAAACAAGGTGATACAGGTACATATCACTACGTTGACAACCTCTCGCGAGCTATCCGGCACATCACCCGCCAACTTGTCGATATGATCCCCAAGATTTACGACACCGAACGTGTGGCCCGTATTGTTGGCCTCGACGGCGAAGTTGGCATGGTCAAGATCAACCCCATGCAGCCCGAACCCGTCAAGGAAATCCGCGACCAGAACGGCGGCGTGATTGACAAGATTTATAACCCGTCGGTAGGCGTGTACGACGTGTGCGTCACCACGGGGCCGGGCTACATGACCAAGCGTCAGGAAGCCTTGGACGCCATGTCGATGCTGCTTCAGTCAAACCCGCAGCTTTGGGCAGTGGCAGGCGATCTGTTTATCAAGAACATGGATTGGCCAGGCGCGCAGGAAATGGCAAAACGCTTTGCCAAGATTATTGACCCGAAGGTTATGGATGGCACTGACCAATCGCCGGAAATGGCCGCTGCCAAACAGCAGATTGATGCCATGACCCAAGAGTTGAACCGCACTGTTGATGCTATCCAGCAGATGCAGCAAGGTTTTGAGGCTCAAAAGCTCCAGATTGACAGCTTTAAGGCCGAAGTTCAGGCATATGACGCCGAAACCAAGCGTATTTCGGCGGTTCAGGCGTCCATGACGCCCGAACAAATCCAAGATATTGTCATGGGAACCATTGCAGCAGCGGTCGATACGGGCGATTTGATCGCCAGTATGCCCTCTAGCGAAGTTATGGAGCCTCGTGGTATGATTGAAACTCAGGAGATGCCAATGGAGCCGCAAATGGCACCTCCGGCGCCTCCACAAATGGGGATGTGACGATGAAATGCGCTGAATTTGTTGGCTGTATGTTTCTTGCCCGTGATGTGGCCCACTCAGTCCATCTGAATACGCGTAGTTTTGCCAAACATTCGGCTTTGAATGGCTTTTATGACGGCATTGTTGATTTGGCCGACAAGTTTGCTGAAGCTTATCAGGGCCGTCACGGTATGATTGGCCCAATTGCGCTGCACTCGGCTCGCAAGACCAACAATATCATTGAGTTTCTGGAAGACAGCCTGAAAGAAATCGAAGATAGTCGTTATGATGTGGTCGATAAATCCGATAGCGCGCTCCAGAACATCATTGACGAGATCGTCGGGCTGTACTTGAGCACGCTCTACAAACTCAAATTCTTGGCGTGAGGCCCCCCATGGAACTCCTTAACCCCTGTGCTGACAACACTTTTCCGGCTAAAACTGTAGCTTATACAGGCACGGCTGGCTCTACAGGTACGTGGCCCGCAGGCCCGCAAGTCGTGCTTGTGTGGGCAACCACACCGGCGCATATCTTAGTTGGCGAAGATGTCACGGCTACCACTAGCTCTACGCCGCTGCCTGCTAATACGCCGGTTTCGTTTGTTGTGCCGCAAGGCACAGGTGCCCCCTGGCGGGTCAGCGCCATTCAAGTTAGCACTGGCGGCTCGATTTACTGCAAACCAATGAACGCTTAATAAGCAGTTATTTTGGAGCAAGCCTATGGCTGACATTAAGATTTCGGCACTTCCTACAGCCACTGTACCGCTTAGTGGTACTGAAATTGTGCCACTCGTGCAGAGCGGAGTAACGGTTCAAACGCCTATTTCGGGCATTGCGTCCAATTTGTCGAGCGCAACTATCGTTGCTAATACGTCATCTGCTGCTTTGCGGGTTACGCAAACTGGCGCCGGTAACGCTATTTTGGTTGAAGATAGCGCGAACCCAGACAGCACACCGTTTGTTGTAAACAATACGGGTCAGGTTCTTATTGGCGCAACGCTTGCTCCGTTTGGATCAACCAATCTTGGCCTTTTCAGCAATACCGCTGACACGGTTCCCCCCTATCAAGATTTCTTTAAAAATCGCATTGGCGGAGTTGTTGCTTCTGGTGACGTACTTGGGAGCCAAGGGTTCTGGGGCTACGACGGCGCTACTTATCTTGAAGGTGCGCGCATCGACTCTTTGGTTGACGGCACTCCCGGCCTCAATGATATGCCAACTTATTTGAGGTTCCTTACGACTGCTGACGGCGCAGCAACGCCGACAGAGCGGATGAGGATTAACAACGCTGGTGGCGTTTCTATTGGAACATCTTCAGCCTCCGCTGGAACTACTCTCAGCGTGTCTAAAGACATTACGGGTGCAACAACTAGTTTTGGCACTCTGACAAATGGCGAAATCCAGTCAAATGTGACCGTTGAAGCGCGATTGTTTGCAACGTCAGCTTCTACGGCTGCTGCGGCCTTTACACTTGGCGGCTTGTCGCATTTTTATGCTGCTCAAGCTACTATCGGCGCTGGTTCAACTATCACTAGCCAATATGGGTATGCTGTTGACGCGGGAATTACCGCAGCCACTAACAACTACGGCTTCTACAGCAACATTTCGACTGGCACGACCCGCACCATTACCAATGTTGCGCGCACAAGCAACGTGGCTACGATTACGACTAGCGCGGCCCACGGCTACACGCTTGGACAGTCCGTCACGGTTGCTGCAACCACGAACACAAGCTTTAACGGCACGTTTACAATTACTGGCGTTCCGACAACCAGCACATTCACCTACGCTGATGTTGATACGGACCTTGCATCTACTGCTGACACTGGTTCAACGGTCGTTGTCGGTCGATGGAACTTTTACGCCAGCGGCACGGCTGGCAACTACTTTGCCGGAAATATGCTTATTGGTAATACGGGAGGAACATCGTATAGTGTTCCTAATATTATTGGCACGCTAACTACCTCAAACTTGCAAGTTGCAACTACGGGGACATCTGTGTCTGCGTCGCTGCAACAATATGGCGATAGCGCTCAAGTCCCCGCCGCTCTTACTCTTGCAAAATCGCGTTCTGACACAATTGGCGCGCAAACCATTATTACTAGCGGGGATGACCTCGGCGCTGTTTTGTTTGCT